AGACTGTAGATGTTGCGGAAATTGAAGCGAATGCTCGCAAAGCCGCACAGAAAACTGCCGCAGAGATCGTATCTCTGGGCGCACGACACAACCAGAGCGAAATGGCTCAGAGAGCTATCAGCGAAGGTAAATCCATTGACGAGTTCCGTGGCGAACTGCTTGAAAAAGTAGGCTTTGACCGCGCTCTCGAAGATCAGGACATTGGACTGACAGAAAAAGAAACACAGCGTTTCTCTCTCTGCCGCGCAATTCACGCTCTTGCCAATCCTACTGATCGTAGGGCACAGGAAGCTGCTCGCTTTGAGTTTGAATGCTCCGAAGCCGCTGCAGAGCAGTATGGACGCAGCAGTCAGGGTATCATGCTTCCTGCCGAAGTAATGAAGACTTGGAAGCGTGATCTGAACTCTTCTGATGAGTCTGCGCTTTTCACTGACGACTTCCGTGGCGGTGATTTCATCGATGTTCTGCGCAACGCTTCTAGCGTAATGCAGGCCGGTGCAACTATGCTTAACGGTCTGTCTGGTGACGTTAAGATCCCGAAGAAGACCGCTGCTGCCGCTGCTGGCTGGATTGCTACTGAAGGCGGTGCTGCCAGTGAGTCTGAGATGACTGTTGGCCAGGTAAGCCTTACTCCAAAGACTCTGGGTGCATTTACTGACGTTACCCGTCAGTTGCTGATTCAGTCTTCTCTGGACGTTGAGAACCTGATCCGTGATGACCTGACACAGGCTATCGCACTGACCATGGACTCTGCTGCTCTGGAAGGTGACGGTGCTTCAGGTGCGCCTACTGGCATTCTCAACACTTCTGGTGTTAACACTGTTACTGCTTTTGCTGGCGTAAACCCGACATTTGCTGAAGCTGTAAGCCTGGAAACCGCTGTTGCTGAAGACAACGCTTTGGTTGGTAACCTGGCCTACATTCTGCCTGCCGCAATGAATGGCGCGTTGAAGACAACAGTTGTTGATGCTGGTTCAGGCCGCTTTGTGTCAGAAGGTGGACAGATCAACGGTTACAATGCAATCGTTTCCAACCAGGCAACTGCTGGAAACCTTTACTTTGGTAACTTCACTGACTGCTTGGTTGGCATGTTTGGTGGACTCGACATTATTGTTGATCCATACACTGCCTCTACTACTGGTACAATTCGCGTTGTTGCACTCCAATCCATGGATGTTGCTGTACGTCACGCTGTTAGCTTTGCTTTCGGTAACGATGGCGCATAACCATTAGTAAATTAGATGAGCGGGGGTTCGCCCCCGCTTTATCTATTAGGGGTTAATATGAAATACAAAGTTAAGAAAGGTTGCGTAATAAACACTAAATCTACACAGCCTGGAGATATCGTAGAAATAAACGATAACGATGCCGCTCTGCTTATGTCGATCAATAGGATCGAGCCATATGACGAGCCAAAAGAACTGCAAGATCGTTCTGTGGGTTTGGACGAAGATAAGCCAAAGCGCAGGACTCGAAAGAATAGGGCTGGTGTCTAATGCCTGTTGAAACCGCTGAAGATAGAGCCGCTTTGTTGGCTGATTTTGGCGAGGACGTTAAGTTCAATCCGGCCAGCGGATCGCGTAAAACCATCACGGGCGTTTTTGATAACATCTATGAGGAAGTAGAAGCTGGAGGAACAGTCGGAGTCTCCATGCAACAGCCACGGCTCTTTGTCAGGACTGCTGACATAACTGGAGCAACAGAAGGTGACGCGGTCACCGTAAATGACGTTGATTACACTATCAGGGTAGTCATGTCAGACGGCCAGGGCATGACTGAACTGGCATTAGAGAAAGACTAATGGCTCACATCAGAAAGCAGATACGCGACAATATGATTACCGCGTTGACCGGCTTAACGACTACCGGCAGTAACGTCTTCAATCATCGAGTGTACACGCTTGGCAGTAACAAATTGCCAGCACTATGCGTTTATACCAATTCAGATGAAAGCGTTTACGAGACTATCAACCCTCCCAGATCGGTAAGCAGCACTTTGACGGTAAACGTAGAAGGCTATGTAAAAGCTACCGCAGGGTATGATGACACTATTGATGCTATTTGCTTGGAGGTCAGTGAGGCCTTGTATGCTGACAGGACAAGGGGTGGTGTAGCAAAGGACACAAGAATTGCAAACATGACTAGTGACCTATCAGATGACGGCGAGCAGCCCTTATCCGTTGTAATCATTACAGTGATAGTCACATATATGTATAATGAAAACGATTTAGAAACTCCTATATAGGTGTGCGCTATGGCAAAACGAATCACGATATATAAAGGCGATAACGTGCAAGAGATTTGGGAAGAAGACTTCCCGAATATGGAAGGCAAGGGCTGGTCAAAAGAGCCGCCTAAACCGAAAGCAAAGAAAGAAAAACTCATAGTTGAGGAAGAAGATAATGGCAACATTTAGCGGCTCTGGTGGCACTGTCCTGGTAGGTTCCGATGCCATCGGCGAAATCAAAAGTTACACTGTAGATGAAAGCATGGATACCCTGGAAGATACTTCCATGGGTGACACTTCACGTACTTACAAGGCATCTCTGAAATCTTTCAGCGGTTCTTGCGATGTTATGTTTGACGACACTGATACTGCCCAGCAGGCAATGACCGTTGGTAGTGAAGTGACCATGTCTTTCCAGATGGAAGGTAATACTTCTGGCGATCACAAATTGTCTGGTACTGTTCTTATCACCGGTAGGTCCATTTCTGCCAGCTTTGATGGCCTGGTTGAAGCATCACTGAGCTTCCAGGGAACTGGCGCATTGACTGAAGGAACTGTTGCATAATGAAACTAATAGATACTGCGGTATCTCATTTCAGCAACAAAGCTATTCGCAAGTTAGAAGTACCAGAGTGGGAAGTAACGCTGTGTGCGAAAAACCTCACTCTGGATGACAAAGCGAAATGGCTTAGACGGGCAGGGGATGATACTACCGATTTTATGGTCTACGCGATCATATTTGGTCTACAGGACGAGAATGGTGAAAGTGTTTTCACAATTGAGGACAAGCACAGATTAAGAAATAGTGTTGATCCCACCATTGTTAATAAATTGGCCGACTTTGTTCTAGAGTTGGGATTTACTAATGAGGAACGTGAAAAAAACTAATAAATGATCAAGGCGAACCTACGCTAGTTTACTGGATGTTTGAACTAGCGAGTTCTCTTGGTCAGCCACTCTCGACAATACTAGAAATGACGGAAGAAGAATTCCATCATTGGTTTGTTTTTTATAACCTAAAAGAGAAAAGACAAGAGCGCCATGGCGGGATCAAGAGAGCGAATACTTCTACACCTAGAAACGCAAGGCGGTAAACAGGCACTTAATGACCTGGATGCTCTAGATAATGCGTTAACTAGAGTAAACAGAAACGTCAGAAATTCCAACGGTAACTACAAAGACGCTGCTGGCGGTATGCGTATGATGCGCGGTGGTGCTGCCCAGCTTGGTTACCAAATCCAAGACGTAGCTGTTCAGCTATCTATGGGCCAGAACGCCATGATGGTGTTCGCCCAACAGGGTTCACAAATAGCCTCATTAATGGGTACTGGCGGCGCTATGTTTGGTGCAGTCCTTGCTATTGTTGGTGGCTTGGCCAGTTATGTCATGCGAACCAGGGAAGCGTCAGAAACTACTGGCGATTTAGCAGACAGGGTAAAAAGTCTTGGCCTTTCATATGATGATCTTACTGATGCGCAGAGAGAATATCTGGCTCTACAATATGCGGAAGAAGTTCGTCAGCAAGAAAAGCAAATTGCCAGAATGTCAAAGGAACTCGATAGAGCTAAAGAATTACAAAAACAGCTATCAGAGTCTGAAAACTTTGACACGATGTCCATACATGCTGACAGCTTTGCTTACGGCGTATCAACTGTCTCAGCAGCAGAAGAAATAGCGGCTAAAAAAACAGAGGGTCATGCGGCAGAGATAGATACTCTGCGCCAAGAAATGGAGAAATCAAAAGCTGCAAGAGATGAATATATTAACGGGACAAAAGAACAAGCTGAAGCATTAAAAAAAGCAAAAGAAGCTGTTGAGAAAATGAACGAGGCACAAGCAGAGGCTAGAAAAGTAGCTACGGGTCATATAGAAGCAGCGATGACCGAATATGATCAGCTAAAGGCTATATATGCTCGCCAGCAAGAAGAGTTGGACGACTTTTATGAGAAGGGTCTTCTCTCTACTCAGATGTACCTTGACTCCAAATCTGCTCTATATGCAAAGTTCTCGAAAGATATAGAAACTTACACAATGTCGCAAACGCAATTGATTCTGCAATCTACACAGCAGCAGGTTGCGGCACTTGCTAGTTTTATAGATAAAAGTTCCACGGCAGGGAAGGCTTTATTTGTTATACAGCAGGGTTTAGCTGCGGCACAAGCGGTAATATCAGGCTTGATTACGGCGATGCAGATTAAACAGGCTTACGCTACATTGGCGGCAGCCACAGGAAATATAGGATTAATTGCAGCCGGTGATGTACATTCTAAAGTTGCTGCGACTATGGGATTTGTAACAGCGGGCGCAATCATGGGTCAGACCCTAGCCTCATTTGAGGGTGGCGGCTATACAGGCATGGGAGCCAGGTCAGGCGGCGTTGACGGTAAGGGCGGATTCCCGGCAATCCTACACCCGAATGAAACGGTCATCGATCACACGCAGGGCGGCGGGACACCTGTCAATATTAGTTTCACCATCAACGCTGTAGACACTAAAGGCTTTGACGAACTGCTGGCAACTAGGCGTGGGCAGATTATGTCTATGGTTAACCAGGCCGTTAACAATCGCGGGAGGCCATCACTCGGATGAGCGGAACATACCCGACAACCCCGGTATTTAGTGCAGTAAACCTGCAAAGCGAATACTTCAATCTGTCATCACAAACCATATCTGGACGCATTCAGGTACGGAACATTGGCGGACAGAGATTCAGTTTTAGCGCAAGTTACCCGCCAATGACCAGGTCAGAGTTTCAGCCTGTTATGGCTTTCATTATAGGCCAGCGCGGCATGGCTGAGACTTTCACTATAGTTCTGCCAGAGGTTTCTAGCGCGTCAGGAAGCGTGTCAGGCACGATGGCGGCAAATGGGGCCGGTGCTATAGGTGACACGTCAATTGCTGTAGACGGCATCACAGGCGATCTGAAGGCAGGTGACGTATTCAAGTTTGCCGGTCACAATAAAGTATACATGGCTACTGCTGACCGCTCTGGGGCAGGAACCTTGTCATTCCAGCCTGCGCTGATTGAAACCGTTTCAAATAATGAGGTCATCACATATGATGATGTACCGTTTACGGTAAGGCTGGCCAATGATGTACAGGAGTTCTCAGTCGC